ATCGTGGCGGCACATATCGATCGATTGATACCACGATTTCTTGGGCAGTGAGCCCGGTTGTCAAGGATGATTTCGGAGATCTTTGGGCCGGTGGCACAATTCAGCCGACAATGTTTCGTGCAGACAATAGCGCCCGTGTGTATGTCACGGATCCGATGCTCGATATCAAGGGCACAGGCTACCGTTTCTATGCAGCGACAGGCGCTTATATCGCATCGAACAATGCAATCCCGTCGCGCTTCACCGATTATGCCGGTGGAACAATCGACACATTCTAAGAAGGAGAAAGTCAATGTCAGAATTTCAAGCATGGCCTTCATGGCGCTATGGCCCCAATGGCGAAAGCGTGCTTTGCGAAAACGAAGCCGAAGTGCCCAAGGGCTTCAAGGATCATCCGGCCGCATTCGACAAGCCGGAAAAGGCTGAAAAGACTGCCAAGGCAGCGGAGGAAACCAAGCCTGTGGAAGCTCCTGCCGTTGACTCGTCCGGCGCACCGTTCGATCCTGCACTGCATGCAGCATCGCGTAGCTTGACCAAAGACGGGCTCTGGCGCATGAAAGTCGGCGTGAAGCGTCCGGCAGCACCGGCAGCGCCAAATCTCGACCTGTAATTATGGGGTGGTTCCGTGGCCATATTGATTTCATCAATTATCACGGATGCTTTCCGAGAGGCTAACATTCTGCCTCTCGGAAAAGCGCCCACGGCTCTACAGACCACGGAAGCGCTTCGACTTTTCAACGCAATCATCACAGCCATCTATGGTGGTGACGCAGGCGAAGAATTGGGTGATTGGCCTTTGGGCACATACGGCCGCGAGAGCAAAGCGGATCCGATCAGCTTCACGCCTGATCAAATTCAGCGCCCGACGATCAACCGGCGCCTAATTGCGGTCAATACGGAAGCATTAACGGTTTATCTGACTGTGTGGCCCCAGGACGGCGCTCGCATGGGGATCGCGGATCCTTTCGGCCGTCTTGCAGCCTTTCCGGTGACGCTCGATGCCAATGGTCGGACAATTGAAGGTGCTGCAACCAAATTGCTCAATGTGAACGGCACATTTCAGGAATGGTTCTATCGTGCGGATCTCGGGCAATGGGTGAAGCTGTCAACATTGGTTGATACCGATCCGCTGCCGTTCCCGGACGAATTTGAATCATTCTTCATCCTCATGTTGGCGCTGCGTCTCAATCCGCGTTACGGCCGCGAAATGGATGCGCAGAGCGCGGCGATCATGAAGCAGGGCCGCACCAGCTTCGTTGCTCGCTATCTGCAATCCATGCCGCTGGAAATCGACGACGGTATTTCTTGGCCTTTCATGAGCACTCAAAGCTACGATCAGCAGCGGCAATTTTCCTCGTCGCAGGGATTTGATCGTGGCAGTTATTGGGGGAGGTAGGCATGGCCGATATCCCTCTTGCTCGAAGCGACTACTTCCGGGGGGTAGCCAAGGAAGCGCGCATCAACATGCGCAATCGCTATTTCGAGCAAAACCCCGTTCTCACGGATCAACAGGTGGGACTGATCACGCGCATGGGGATGCGCCGTTGGATATACGTGGGTGACGGACCAATTCGCAATGTCTACAGCCAGCCGGGCAGCTTTAGTGATGCCTTGTTTGTGGCGAGCTATGACAAACTCTGGCGTGTGAGCACCACGGGAGTGGTGACACTGATTGGGGATATTCCAAGCAACAGCATTGACGGCTTCGTTGCGATGGCCGCGACAAGCAATATTGGCACCACGCCTGCATATCTGTTTGTCGCGGCCGGATCCTCTCTCATGTGCTATATCGAGAACGGCTACGCACAGGGCACGATCTCGGGCGTCCCTGCCAACAATGACGTTGTGGTAGTCGGCACGACATACTACAAATTCACGTCCGGCAGTGTGAACGCGGGCACCCCGGCTGGAACGAATGCAAATCCGTGGCTCGTGGCTTTGGGCGGATCGACGGCGGAGGCATGGCAAAATCTTGCCGACGCGTTTGGTCATACCGGCGTTCCTGGCACGCAATACAGCGGGCTCCTGACAGCCAATACTCAAATTCAGGTCATCATGATCTCGTCAACCTTGGTGACGATCAGGGCAACACTGATCGGTGCGCTTGGGAACTCGATTGCGACGACAGAGACAGGCGCGGCTATTGCATGGACTGCGGCAACACTGACAGGCGGCGGGGCTGCTTCATGGTTCCAAGTGGACATGCCCGACGATGTTGGGGTGATCAGTGTTGGATATGTCGCCAGTTATGTCGTTGTAGTGCCCGCGCAAGGCCAAGGGATCAACGGACGGTTCTACTGGATCAATCCCGGCGAAACGACTGTGGACGCGCTCGATTTTGCGACGGCCGAGCGTGCGCCGGATCCGATTTCGGGCGTCGTTGTCTTTGGTGATCAATTTTGGTTGCCCGGCACGAAAACCACGGAACCTTGGTATTTCACCGGAAATATCGATACGCCGGTTTTGCGCATGCAGGGCGTCGTTTTTGACCGGGGCGCATGGGAAGGCACAGCTATCCAAATTAAGGACAGTATGATAATCGTAGACACGGAAGGGTCTGTTTTTCAGATATCCAACGGCTTGAAAGAAATCAGCCGTCCGGATATCGCGGAACGCATTCGAAAATCAATTCAGTATCAGGCGTCATTGGTTCCCTGATTGGAGTAAAAGACATGGCTGCGGTATGGTGTGACGATTTTAAGAGCTACGGGACTAACGCGGCCCTTTTGCTCGACGGGCTCTATGCAAGTGCCTCCTGCCTTCTCGTCGAAGATCCGGATCCAATTATCACGGGCACCGTCCTGAAATTGGGCACCGTGGCCTTTTTCGATAATGTCCGCAAAGTGCTTCCGTCTGCACAGGCAACGGTGGGCATGTGCGCTCGGGTGTGGTTCGAAGGTTTGCCGGGCGGCGCTGAAAATCCTTGCTTTTTCCGTTTCAATGACGGCGCGAATGTCACCCATGTGTCAATTGCATTGACGAGCACGGGTGTTATTCAGGCATGGCGCGGAACACAATCTTTCCCGACTGGCACGCTTTTGGGCGCGTCCTCGGGGCCTGTGGTTGCGGCGAATTCGTTCAATCACATTGAAGCCAAGGTGAAGATCAGCGATACCGTGGGCACCGTCGAAGTGCGGGTAAATGGTGTGACTGTGCTTAATCTGTCCAACCAGGATACGGGCAACAGCGCAGATTTGACCGTGGCTCAAGTGGTGCTTGCGCCATCGGGACGTGGGGATCTCGCAACGCAGGTTTTGCCAATCTATTTCAAGGATTTCTTCATTTGGGACAGCACAGGCGCGCGGAACAACGATTTTGCGGGCACAGTGAACGTCGTCAACCTGACACCAAATTCCGACGTTGCCTTGACATGGACGCTATCGAGCGGCGCGACGGGTTTTAGCTTGGTCAACGAATCGCCTCCGGTTGATAGTTCGTTTATCAGTGCGGCATTCCCGGCTCCGGCCGCTGACAAGATGGGACAGACAAATCTCCCGGCAGACGTCACCAGCGTGAAAACGCTCATGACGCTTGTGCGGGCTCGAAAGACGGACGGCGGCGACGGGCAATTGCAGGTGGGCCTGATTTCGGGTGCTTCCACGGCTCTGGGAGCGAACCGGCCGATTACCACGGCACCCACATATTATTCCGATATTCAGGAGACGGATCCGGCGACCGGCGTTGCGTGGCTTCCCACGGCTGTGGATGCTTCGAATATTCAATTCAACCGGACGCTGTAAATGGTTTCGGCAGTCGGCGTCGAAGTCTCGCAAGCGCGGGACCTTGTAGTTTCCCTAGTCTCGTCTGACTTGGAAGTCTCATTTGCACGCTCGTTTGCCGTCATCAATTTCCCGACTGCCTCAATGGAACTTTCGCAGGCGCGTTCGCTTGTCACGCTCGGGATGGGTGGGACAACAATCGAGATCTCGCAGGCTCGAACGCTCGGGGTGGTGCGCGGACGTGTCGGAAACCCCAAGCTGCGCGTGTGGACATTTTCGCTCGATGGGCACGATTTTTATGTCTTGAGGCTCGGGGACACAGAAACACTCGTCTACGATCTCTATTCAGAGCAGTGGGTCGATTGGGCGAATTTCCAGAAGGAATTCTGGCGGGCCAACAACGGTCAGAATTGGGAAGGCGCTTCAAAGCTCGCCTATACCTACGGAAGCAACGTGGTTGTAGGCGACGACACCTATGGCCTTTTGTGGTTCCTGGATCCGGAACAACCTTATGATCAGGATCCGGATTATCTTGCGCCGACGCAGGAACAGTATTTTGACCGCATCACAATGGGACAGGTCCCTATCCGTGGGCGCGAAGTCATGCCGTGCTATGCGTGTTGGATCACGACGGATATGGGAGATCCTGCCTATGTTGGGGCAGGCGTCACGCTTTACACGAGCGACGATGCGGGCAAGACATTTGACAGCCACGGGCTCGTGACAGTCACACCGGGCGAGAATTCGCCGGAATTGTCGTGGTATTCTCTAGGCCAGATCCAGGCGCCGGGGCGGTTGTTCAAGATCGTTGACGACGGCGCGATTGTCCGGATCGACGGCCTGCAAATGAACGATCCTGACGATGGCGGGTAAGTTTCAGCCACTCAATCAGGAATTCGCAATCGTCAAGGCGAGTGGGCTCCCGACTGAATATTTCATTCGGTGGGCACAGCAGCGGCAGATTGATATCACAACAGCCGTCACCTTTGGGGATCTCGCAAATATCCATGTGATCGCAGGCGTCGGGCTCGCAGGCGGCGGATCAATCGATGCAGATGTGACTGTGGATCTTGAGGATACCGCAGTCATCGTCGGCACCTATGGCGATGCAACACATTCAGCGCAAATCACGATTGACCAGCAAGGCAGGATTACCAACGCGGTTGACGTTGCGATCTCCGGGGGCGGTGGGGGAAGCTCGGGGGAGGC